GCGGCAACTACGCCCAGATCGGCAGCAGCGGCGACTCCGCCCAGATCGGCAGCAGCGGCTACTACGCCCAGATCGGCAGCAGCGGCGACTACGCCCAGATCGGCAGCAGCGGCAACTACGCCCAGATCGGCAGCAGCGGCGACTCCGCCAAGATTGAAAGTGCAGGGGAAGATTCGGTTATCTGCTGCGCAGGTCACGGCTCTGCTGTTAACGCAAAAGCGGGGAGCTGGATTACTCTTGCTGAATGGGAATATTCCGAAGCCAAGAATGGGTGCGTTCCAAAATGCGTTAAGACCGAGTATGTTGACGGCGAGCGGATCAAGGCTGATACATGGTACAAACTTATTGATGGAGAGTTTACCGAGGTGTCGCCATGACGGACGATATTATCACTCTGCGAAACTATCTTCGCGTCGGCGCTCAGAACGCGCTGTGCCGTTGGCAGCTCTGCGAAATGACCGGCTGGACAGACCGGCACTTGCGCAAGGTGATCGAGGCGGCACGATGCGAGGAGGACGGCGAGGAATACTGCATTATGAACTTTGGCAAGGGCTACTACTTGTCAAACGACCCGGCAGAAGCCGAGGTGCTCCGCAAGATCGAGATGGCGCGGATAGCATCCATTGTCGGGCGGACATACGGCCTGTCGGAGATGATACGGAAAGCGGGGAGGTCGTAATTTACATGGTTTACAAATGCGAAGCCTGCCACGCGATCTTCTTTGAGCCGTACACTTATCAGGTACGCGAGAACCTTGACGGCGAGAACGGCGTCGAGTGGCGGACAGACCTTTACTGCCCCGAGTGCGGGGCGGAGGAAATGTATTTTGAAGAATTGGAGGAGACCGAAGATGGATAACACCCTGATGAAAGTGACGCAGCTCCCCGTGATCGAGGAGCATTTGAGGAGCCGGAAGGAGCAGACGGAGCAGCGCGTCGCAGAGGCAATGAGCCTTGTCTGCACCGACGAGACCTTAACCAGCGTGAAGAACATTCGCGCCGAAATGAACCGCGAGTTTGCCGACGCCGAGACCCAGCGCAAGGCCATTAAAGCCGCGATCATGGAGAAGTACGACAGCTTCGAAGCCGTCTACCGTGAGTGCATCGCCGACCCGTACAAGCGCGCCGACGCAGACCTGAAAGCCAAGATCGACGCGACGGAAAGCGAGATCAAGAGCCGTTGCGAGGAAATGCTGCTGTGCTATTTTCAGGAGCTGTGCGCGGTCAACGAGATCGACTTCCTTTCGTTCGGGCAGACCGGCGTTAAGGTCGATATGGCGAGCGCCAGAGCCAAGACGCCGAAGAAGCTCATGGAGCAGATCAAGCTAAAGGTGGACGGCGTGGCGCAGGACATGAAAACCATCGGCACGATGGGCGAGAACGCGCCGGAGATCATGGTGGAGTACAAAAAGAACCTCGACCTCTCGCTTGCGATCTCCGTTGTCAACGAGCGCCACCGCCGCGCCGAGGAGGAGCGCAAGGCCGCGAAGCGCCGCACAGAAATGGAAGAAGCCCGCTCTGCCGGAGTACCCGCCCGCGAGGATACCGGCGCAGCGGCCCCGCAGATCGTCCCGAAGCGCGTGGAGCAGGAGGCGGTCGAACGCCTCACGGTGTCGTTCCGCGTGACCGATACGCGCGAGCGCCTGCGCCTTTTGAAGCAATTCCTTGTCAGCAATGGCTATCAGTACGAATGATTATTTTAAGGAGGATATTACCATGAACGAAATGCAGACCTACAACAGCACCGAAGTTGTGAGCGCCAAGAGCGTGAACACCGAAATGATGATTTCCCGTCAGGCGCAGGAGGTACAGGCGGCAATGGTCGTCGCCAAGCGTTTTCCCCGTGACGAGATTGAAGCGAACAACCGCATTCTCAACGCCTGCAAGCGCAAGAGCCTTGCCGAGCGCGCGATCTATGAATACCCGCGCGGCGGCGAGAACGTGACCGGCCCCTCGATCCGTCTCGCCGAGGTCATGGCGCAGAACTGGGGCAACCTCGACTTCGGCATTACCGAGCTGGAGCAGAAGAACGGCGAGAGTACCGTCATGGCCTACTGCTGGGATTTGGAGACCAACACCCGCCAGACGAAGATTTTCACCGTGCCGCATATCCGCTACACCAAGAAAGGAAGCGTTGCCCTCACCGACCCGCGCGACATCTATGAAATGGTCGCCAATCAGGGCGCGCGCCGTATGCGCGCGTGCATTCTTGGCATTATCCCCGGCGACGTGGTAGACGCCGCTCTTGCGGCGTGTACCAAGACGATGATGGGAAAGAGCGATGAACCCATGATCGACCGCGTACGCAAGATGGGACAGGCGTTCAAGGACGACTTCGGCGTACCAATGGAGTGCCTTGAAAAGTACATCGGTTGCAAGGCCGAAGCGTTCACGGCGCAGAGCATCGTGCGCTTGCGTAATGTGTATACCTCACTGAAAGAGGGACGCGCGAGCCGCGAGCAGTATTTTGATCTCCCGACCGTCGAAGTGGACGAGACCACAGGCGAGGTCAAGGGCGAGCTGCCCGCTCCCGCTGATGCCCTCGGTACGCCGGACGACGGAAAGACCGGCACCCCCAAGCAGGTGAGCATGAATGATCTGTAAGGTCAAGGTCATTTCGACCGGCTCCAAGGGGAACGCCGTACTGCTGAATGATGAAATCCTCATTGACTGCGGCGTTCCCTTTCGGGAACTCGAACCATACTGCAAGGGATTGAGGCTCGTCCTGCTGACGCACGTTCACGGCGACCACTTCAACCCCGAGACCATTAAGCGCCTGCACTTCCTGCGCCCTGCGCTGCGCTGGTGCGTCCCTCCGTGGCTCATGGAACCGATGGGACGCATCGGCGTGGACCGCCGCGTGACCGACGAGGGCATGGCAGGCCATGTGCTGTTCTACTCCTGTTCCCTTCTCTACCCCGTCTGTGTGTCCTACAATTCCATTCCTCACGATGTTCCGAATTGTGCGTGGCATATCGAATTTGCAAACGGCGAGCGCGTGTTCTATGCGACGGACTGCGCCTCGCTGGACGGCATTGTGGCGCAGGACTACGAACTTTATCTGATCGAAGCAAACTACGGCGAAGAGGAGATACAGGAGCGCATGAAGCGCAAGCTGGCGGCGGGAGAGTTCAGCTATGAGAGTCGCGCGATGGAGAGCCATCTATCCCGCGAGCAGGCGCGCGCATGGCTCGCCCAAAACGCCGCCATCGGTAAGAGCCGTGTGTTCTATCTGCACCAACACCAAGATGAGGAGGCCGCCCATGATACCTTGGGTACAAGTTTATAGCAACCTGCCAAAGCACCCTGACGCGCTGAAGGGCTGGACACGGGAGAACATGATTTACAGAAAAAACAGGGAGGAATTGAAATGAGTTTGAACAGGATAAACGTCATGGGACGCATTGGAAAGGACCTTGAGCTGCGCCGCACGCAGAGCGGCAAGGCGGTCACCAGATTCCCCATCGCCGTCGACCGCGACGGCAAATACGCCGGAACGGACTGGTTTAATGTGGTCGCGTGGGAGCGCACGGCGGAGTTTGCCGCGCAATACTGCGCCAAGGGGCGCAAGGTGGTGGTAGACGGTCGCTTGCAGGCGCGAGACTGGACCGACAAGGACGGCAATAAGCGCCGCGCGGTCGAGATCATCGCTAATAGCGTGTACTTTGCCGACAGCAAGCCGCAGGAGGGACCCGCCGCATACAGTCCCGCATCAAGCAGCCCGGGCGAGTTTGCAGAGATCGAGGACGACGGGGACCTCCCGTTTTGATGGAGGTGCGGTGTGAGATACGAGGTGCATATCGTTTCGCCGCACGAAAAGGCGATTATTGTCTTGCAAGAAGTGTCCGAGAGTGACGCGACTGATATCGCAGAAGTCATGACGCGATACGGTGCGACGGTTTCCCTGCTGGCAAAGCCGAAGGAGTAAAGCGATGGAGCGTAATCAATTCACTTTTTACCGAAGTTACAGTGACGCGCTGCGAGCGCTCAACGCAAAAGACTTTAAGGCCGTTGTGCTGGCAATCTGCGATTATGCGCTTGATGAAAGCGAGCCATGTCTTTCTGGCGTTCCCCGCGCTGTTTTCACTTTGATTCGCCCAACGCTGGACAGCGGTCGCAACAAGGCAGCGAATCGACAGAACAAAACGAAAACAAAAGAAGAACAAAGCGGAAACAAATCGGAACAAACCAGCAAGGAGAAAGAGGGGGAGAGAGAGAAAGAGAAAGAGAACGATAGTTCTCTCTCTATATCTCTCTCACGAAAGGCTCCCACGTTTGACGAGGTTGCCGAATATGCCAAGCTGCGCGGAGGGCTTATTGACCCCAAGCCATTCTACGAGTTTTATTCCGTCGCCGGGTGGAGGGACACCGAGGGAAAGCCGGTCTACAACTGGCAACAGAAATTCCAGCTATGGGAAAAGCGCGAGCTGGAGAAGAAAGGGGGCGTGATGAATGGACATGGTCACGATACTGGAAGAGATGCGAAAAAATGGAACGTCCCCGGAGCCGTCAACCTCTGACGAATGCCCACTCTGCGGCGGCGTTGGCTACACCGTGCGTAGGTCAGCAGACGGAAACTCGGAATACCGGGAGTGCGAATGCTCCATCCGCAAAAGAAATCTGCAACGCATCGAAAGAAGCGGGCTTAAAGAGCTTTTGCAGAGGTGCACGATGGAGAATTACCGCGCGACTGAGCCGTGGCAGAAGCAGGCCAAAGAGGCGGCGGAACGCTATCTTGCCGATTGGCGCGGAAGATGGTTTTACGCCGGAGGAAGCCCCGGCAGCGGGAAAACGCATCTTTGCACGGCAATGTGCGGGAAGCTCATGGATGCCGGATTGCCGGTGCGCTATGTGCAATGGCGTGCGGATATTCCGGCCATCAAAGCAAAGGCCAACGATGCCGAGGCATATCAAGATGCCATTGATCCGCTGAAAAGCGTCAAGGTGCTTTACATCGACGATTTTCTCAAGGGGACGGCGACAGAGGCCGATCGCAACATTGCGTTTGATCTGCTCAATGCGCGGTATATCAAGCCAAGCCTTGTGACAATCATCAGCTCTGAGTGGACGATCTCGCGCGTGTTGGACTGGGACGAGGCGATAGGCTCGCGCATTGCGGAGCGGTCGAAAGGCTGCGTGTTGAATATTACCGGGTCCAAAAACTACCGGCTGAAATGAAAAATACCTGTGAGGAGGAAAGCATGAAAATTTTGATCGGCGGTTCGCCCTGCACGCACTGGAGACCAATTTCGGGGTATGAAGGATTCTACGAGGTTTCGGATAATGGAGAGGTACGAAATTCAAGAACGGGTCGGATCCTAAAACAAAAAGTTGAGCGAAACGGCTATGTTCGAGTGCATCTATCTAAAGACGGAACTGCAAGAAGTCTGCTTCTACATAGGGTGGTTGCAAATACTTTTATACCAAATCCGAACGGACTTCTTACTGTAAACCACCTGGATGAAGATAAGACAAATAACAGATTGTCAAATCTGGAATGGGCTAATATGTCCCGTCAAAACTCCTATGGACAAGGAGCAGCGGGCACACAAGGTCCAGCGGCTGCGGGAAAGGATGGAGAATGATGCCTGATTGTAAAGCGTGCGGGTCGTGGTTTGCGGCAGTAAATAAACGTGAGTCCCTATGCCCGATCTGCGAAAGGGCATTGGCACGGTTGGCTGGCTATGCTGCGCCGGTGGTGCATGGGTGCTTCGAGCCGTGTTTTGACGAGAACGGTAATTGGCGGCAGGGCTTTGCGAAATGCTCGAATTGCGGCAAGGAATACTACGCACAGGTAATCAACCATTTTGGTTACTGCCCCAACTGCGGGGCGAAAATGGACGGAGGTGCGGACAATGGCTGAATACATTAAGCGGGAGGCGTTGCTGGACAGCATTTGCTATGAAACGTGCGGGATAGCGTTTTGCGGCGCTACGAAATGTGCTTTTATGGAAAAGGTTTGCTCTGCGCCCGTTGCCGACGTTGCGCCTGTGGTGCATGGGCGGTGGATTTCGTGGGAAGACGCAGGAAACTTTGTTCCCTCACCAGACAGGCACGAGTGCTCTGTTTGCCACGATGCGGCGCAAGTGCTTGTAAATGGGTTTGAATTGTTGTCGGATTACTGCCCCAACTGCGGGGCGAAAATGGACGGAGGTGCTGACCATGAGGACGATTGACGCTGATAAACTGGTTGATATGCTATATGACAATGAGTTTGCTGTACTTTGCCCGTTGGATGAAGTAAGCGGAGTAGTTGACGCTTGCCCCACCGTGGATGCCGTAGTTGTGACACGGTGCGAGGACTGCAAGCACTTCAAGAGCTACGGAACGACGTCGCTACGCATAGATGGAAAAAACATCAAGGCTGGGTGGTGTCATAGACGGGCTCGGTACGACGAGGAGTACAGGATGCCGCCGGACGGTTTCTGCTCCTACGGCGAGAGGAAGGACGGCACATGATCCGCATTATCATCGACATCGAAGACTACGGCGACAAGCTGGCGACCAAGGAGGCCGTGGCAATGGCGCTTGAGCAGTTCGGCAAGGTGCGCGTCGTCCTCGTATCGGACGGGAGGGAAAAATGATCGCATTTGAAATACCGTACCCGCCGACGAAAAAGGGAAAGGCTGCGTGGAACAAGCGTTATAGCCTAAACGCATATTACGCCGGTAAGCACTGGTCGCAGCGGAAGAAGGACGCGGACGAGCTGCACGGCCTTGCCCTTTGGAGCATGAGGCGCGCGGGTATAAAAAAGAGGCTTGCTACAAGGCCCGTGGAGGTGCGCTTTTACTGGAACGACAACCTTGACATCGACAACCACGCGGCGCTTGGGAAAGCCTTTGTGGACGCGATGAAGGGCTATCTGCTGCCGGACGACAATCCACGATGGTTTCGCCGCGTGACGCATTCGTTTTGGCGCGGCGACGCAATCCGCGTGGAGGTGGAGGAGATATGACCTACACCAACACGCCGATCTTGCCCGAGAAAGCAAAAGAGCTGATGTCCATTGACACCGAGTACAAGGAGATCATCACCTACGGCAAGATCGAGGAGTGGTTCACAGCATGGGACGGGAAAGTCTATGTGAGCTTTTCCGGCGGCAAGGATTCAACCGTGCTGGCCTACCTTGCCGCAAACTGGCTCTCACATTTCCACACGCCGCCGTGGCCGCTGAACCTCGTATTCATCAATACGGGGCTGGAATATCCAGAAATTCAGAAGTTCGTAAACGAGTACGCAGATTGGCTGCGAAGGGAGTTTCCCCGCGTGACCGTCAACCTACACCGTCTGCGTCCGAAGATGAACATTCGGCAGGTCGTGCGGAAGTACGGGTATAGCATCGTGAGCAAAGAGGTGGCAAATTGCGTTTGGCTGGCTCGAAAGAACGGAAACGGCACACGAATGGCTCGACTTCGCGGAGAATTGTTAGATAAGGACGGCAATCCGTCTGCGTACAACTGCGATAACTGGGGTTTCCTTTTAGACGCCCCGTTTCTCGTGTCCTCCGAGTGCTGCCGGATCATGAAGAAAAACACAGCGCACAGATACGAAGGGAAAACAAAAGAAAAGCCCATCGTTGCGACAATGGCGGACGAAGGGCGGCAGAGATTCCAAAAATGGCTTGCCACAGGATGCAATGCCTTTGATGGAAAGCACCCGATAGGTAAGCCCATGAGTTTCTGGACGGAGCAGGATGTGCTGCGGTTTATCGTAGATCGGCATATCCCTATCGCAAGCGTCTACGGCGATATCGTAGCCAGCGACGGTGATAACGACTATGCGGAAACGCTGATCGACTGCAAACTGCACTGTACGGGTTGCCAACGCACGGGCTGCATGTTCTGCGCGTTCGGCGCGCATCTCGAAAAGGGAGAAAACCGGTTTGAGCGCATGAAGCACACGCACCCGAAGCACTATGACTTTTGCATCGGCGGCGGGGAATGGGACACGGACGGGCTTTGGAAGCCCAACGAAAAGGGCCTCGGCTATGGTCGAGTGCTGGATTATGTGGGAGTGAGGTACTAATGGCAAATCAAAGCGAAACACTCTGCTGGACCTGTAAGAACGCCTGCGGAAAATTCCCTTGGTCGGAATGCGACAAGGAAACGCGGAAGCTGAAGTGGCAGCCGGTGGAAGGTTGGCGCGCGATCAAAACAAAGGGTTTGATGAATTCTTGTGGCGGCGCTCGCAGGCATTACGAAACAAGCTACATTGTCACGGCCTGTCCGCAGTACGAGGTGGGATGACATGAGCTGCTTTAACTGTCAAGAGCGGCACGTCGGCTGTCATTCGACATGTGAGCGATACGCTGCGTGGCTGCGAGAAAAGAAAGAGGCAAAAAGCAACGAAACGGCCAGTATATCCGAAGAAAGCGCGATGATCAATTACATTCAGAGGTCAAAAGACCGATACAAACGGAGGGTGGGGAGAAAATGATTGAATTTCCCTATTGCGTCTATCCGGCGCTGAAAAAGGTTTTCTGCGAACGGCAGTACACGCGCCGCCAGCTTGCCGATGCGGTAGGCATTTCCAAAAGCAACATCTGGTGGTGGCTGTCGGGCAACAATCAGCATACCATCGACGTGATCAAAGGCATCCTCAGAGAGAGCGGCCTGACGTTTGAGGAAGCGTTTGGAGGTGCGGAATGAAAGTAGGCGACAAGGTGCGAGCGCAGTTTATGACGGTGCCGGAGGAGTTTCCTGGAAAGGCGCGCGGTGAAAAGCTGTACCCGATCCGCACCGGCGTGGTGACGTACATCCATCCGCAGAGGCGCTATGTGACCGTGGCGATCATGGTAGACGGCAATGAGATCAAAGAGAGTTTCCGACCGGAGGAGGTGCTGGCATGAACGCGTTTCCCGAGCGCTTGAAGCGCTTACGGGAGAGAAAGAGAATAAAGCAATATGTCTTATCTGAACTGTGCGGTCTGCACCGTGACGCGGTGAGGCGGTACGAGGCGGGAGAGGCTACGCCCACGACGGACGCATTGGAAAGTATTGCCGACAAGTTCGGTGTGTCGGTCGATTATCTGCTCGGACGGACGGATAACCCGATGACCGTGGACGATTATCTAAAAAAATTTTAAAAATTCCCCTTTTAAGGGGAAAAATAAGAAAAACCTATGCGAAAATAGAGGCGTGATGGGGCGAGGCTCTTCACGCCTCTGCTTTTTCATCTGTTTCCTCCTCCCTTGATAGCCCGCCCCGAAGGGCGGGCAGTTGAGGGCAATATGCGGCATAGGTGCCCCGTAAGGGGAGACCACAGCGAGTGACGGAGACTTTCCCCGAAGCGCTAAAGCAGGGCAGGACTGCAATGCCGTACCAGATGTATGCTACCGCATTGCGGCACCACGGAAGGGTAAGACCGCTACAAGGGGCTTGCCTGTGCGCTGTATGAAAGCGGCAGGCCGAATAATAATTATTTGGCTGGCTCCGGCCTATGAATGAAGAAACGGATGCGACCGACATACCGGCGCAGGGCTGAAAGTTCCGTGGGATACCGGCATTGCTACACTCTGCGCGAGTGCTGAGGCGTTCAATGGATGTGGCGTGGTGGCGGCAATCGTATGATTAGGCCGCCGTGTAAGTAATTCAAACAGAACGCAATGCCGGGACCCTGTGAAAAGAATAACGCCCAATGTGGGCGGCGTTGTAGCCCCTCGGGGCGGGTAAAGTCTGCTATGTAAGGCCAAGGGGCGGGGGCTGGTAGCAAATAAAGGTGCGAGGTGGTGACAATGGCTGCGCGTCTGACAGACCGACAGAAAAAGAAAATACTGGCGGACTATGTGCAGACGAACAACTATTGCGCCACAGCGAAAATCAACGGCGTGTCCGCAACGACGGTTAAGAACCTTGTGCGGGCGAATGCCGACATTGTGGAAAAGTGCGAGCAAAAAAAGGAAGAGAACACCGCCGATGTGATGGAGTACATGAATGACCACAAAGACCTTGTATGTTCGTTTATCGGCAAGGGACTTGAAATGCTCAACGACCCCGAAAAGCTGGCGGCGGCAAATCTCAGCCAGATCACAACGGCAATGGGGACGCTGATCGACAAATGGGCGATGATCGGCGGCAGTCCTGCCGACACGGTGAGGGAAGACGCGCTTAGTCAGAGCCTAAAGGAAATGGCAAAGGAGCTTGAGAGCGATGAGTAAATATAGAAAAAAGCCGGTTGTTATTGAAGCATTTCAGTTAAACGAAAGAGGGCTTGTCGGAGAAGATTGGTTTTGGGATGCAGTTACGGAAAATACAATCATTACTCATGACTTTGGCAAGTATTATCCAAATCCGGCATGGTGCGAGATAAAGACGCTTGAGGGGATAATGATCGCTAAAGCGGGAGATTATATTATTCGGGGCGTAAATGGAGAAATTTATCCATGTAAGAGCGATATTTTCCATGTGAGTTATGAGGCCGTCTTATGATTTCAGAAAAGCAAGCAAAAATCCTTGCTTTCCCCTATTCCAAGTATGACGCGCTGATCTGCGACGGCGCTGTGCGTTCCGGTAAGACCTCCATCATGATGTGGGCGTTCGTCCGCTGGGCGATGGAGAATTTCAGCGGTCAGCGCTTCGGCGTGTGTGGCCGCACGGTGGATAGCTGCACCAAGAACATCATCGTGCCGTTTACGGCGATGAGCCTTGCAAAGGAGCGCTATATTATACGCTGGCGGCGCGGCGACAAGGTTATGGACGTGCGGCGCGGTGCCGTGACGAATTACTTTGAAGTGTTCGGCGGTAAGGACGAGGCCAGCTATACGCTGATCCAAGGCCGCACGCTGGCGGGTGTGCTGCTGGACGAGGTAGTGTTGATGCCGCGCTCGTTCGTGGAACAGGCATTGACCCGTTGCTCAGTAGACGGGGCAAAGCTGTGGTTTTCCTGCAACCCGGGTAGTCCGCAGCACTGGTTTTATACAGAGTGGATACAGCGGAACAAGGAGCGGAACGCGCTGTATCTGCATTTTGAAATGACGGACAACCCAGGGTTATCGCAAAAGACGCTGGAACGCTATCAAGCAATGTTTTCCGGCGTGTTCTACGACCGATACATTCGCGGCTTGTGGGTGGTGGCCGAGGGCCTGATCTATCCCATGTTTGACGAAAGCTGCATTGTGGACGAGCTTCCGGGAAAGGGAGAATACTATGTGTCCTGCGACTATGGTACACTCAACCCGTTTTCCGCTGGGCTGTGGCGCTGGGACGGCAAGACGGCCACGCGCATCCGCGAGTATTACTATTCCGGGCGCGAGAACCAGAAGAACAAGACGGACGAGGAATACGCCGACGAAATTAAAAAGCTCATCGGCGAGGCGGATGTCAAAAGTATTATCGTCGACCCGTCTGCCGCCTCGTTTATCGAGGTCTTGCGGCGGCGCGGTTATATGGTGCGAAAGGCCAACAACGACGTAACCAACGGCATTATGACAACGGCGCGGTTTTTGCAGGACGGCGTAATCAAGATACACCGAGATTGCAAAGACTGCATCCGCGAGTTTGGTTTATATCGGTGGGACGAAAAATCCGCCGATGACAGGCCGATCAAAGAAAATGACCACGCGATGGATGAAACACGGTATTTTGCTTATACAGTCCTGAAGAACAAGGCGTATCGGCGCGAGTATACACCACTTTGGAACAGATAGGACGGTGAGCGGCTATCAAAACATATAATGACCTTGTGGCGGTCGGTGAAAACGAGCAGGCGCGCATTGAGTTTGTCCGCAGAACAATCAATGAGCACCGCGAGAGCACGGCGTATAAGACGGCGGCGGATGCGGAGGCGTACTATGACGGCTTGAATCCGACCATTAACCGCTATGAAAAGATCATCTACGATATGCAGGGCCGCGCCCACACGGATATGTGGACGGCGAACCACAAGCTGGCCAGCCGGTTCTTTGGCATGGCGGTCGATCAGGAGGTTTCGTATCTGCTGGGGAACGGTGTGACCTTTGCGGAGAAGGAAACACCAAACAAGCTGTGCCCGGACTTCGACCAGGAAGTGATGGATGCGGCGCGTGAAGCAAAAATCGCGGGCGTGTCCTTCGGCTTTTGGGATCTGACGCATTTGCGGGTGTTCTCCCTGCTTGAGTTCGTCCCCCTCTATGATGAAGAGGACGGTGCAATGAAAGCCGGTGTCCGGTTCTGGCAGGTGGCACAGGATAAGCCGTTGAGGGCGACGCTGTACGAGATCGACGGCTTTACCGAGTATTTCCAGCCGAAGAACAAAGATATGAGCGTATTGCAGGAAAAGCGCAGCTACAAGCTCGTTATCCGCAAAGCCGAGGTCGGCGAAACAGAGATTTACGACGGCGGAAATTATCCGAGCTTCCCCATCGTCCCGCTGAAAAACAACAAGCGGTGCCTGTCCGAGATTGTTGGCAAGCGCAACACCATTGACGCGCTGGATCTTGCGTCCTCGAATATGGTCAACAACGTGGATGAGGGCAATTTGATCTATTGGGTGCTGTCCAACTGCAATGGCATGGACGATCTGGATGACGCCCGATTTATCGAGCGGCTGAAAACCACCCATGTCGCCCACGCCAACGGCGATGACGGCGCGAAGGTGGAGAGCAAGACCATCGAGGCGCCGTATGAGGGCACGAGCAGCACCATTGATATGCTGAAAAGGAAGCTCTATGAGGATTTCCAGTGCTTTGACGCGGCGGCGGTATCTGCCGGAAACCAGACGGCGACCGCGATCAAGGCTAGCTATGCGCCGCTGGATTTGAAAACGGACAAGTTTGAATCCGAGGTCACGCGTTTTATCGTGGAAATTCTGCGTTTGGCAGGCATTGAGGATCAGCCGAGCTACACGCGCAATCAGATCATCAACAAGAGCGAGGAAACACAAAATATTCTTTTGGGCGCGGCGTATTACGATGACGAATACATCACAAAGAAGCTGCTGACCATCAACGGCGACATTGACCAGTACGAGGACATGATGAAACGCAAGGCGGCGGAAGTAATTGACTTGACGGAGCCGGTGATTGACGATGGCGAACAGTGACCTCGGCCACAAGCTGACCGACGCGGAGCTTGCGAAGCTGGAACGGCGCATTGCAAAACTATACCGCGAGGCTGGGGAAGAGCTGCAAGCTACCATAGACGCATACTTTGAGCAATTCAAAAAGCGCGACGAGGAAATGAAAGCGATGATCGGCACCGTGCAGAACGGGAAGGAGTGGACGGAGGCCGACTATAAGCAATGGCGGCTCAATCAGATCGGGCGTGGGAAACGCTATCAGGCCATGCGTGACAAGGTTGCGCACCGTGTGACTGATGCAAACGCCGTGGCGGTGTCCTACACCAACGACGCAACGCCGGGTATCTACTCCCTTAACCGCAACTATTCTGCGTACACCATCGAACAGGTCGCGGGCAACGTCGGCTTTGATCTATGGGACGAGCAGACGGTCAAGCGGCTTGCGGTGGAACAGCCGGACTTAATGCCGTATTACCCGCCGAAACGCGCATTAAAGCGTGGCATTGACCTCGCGTATGGTAAGAAGCAGATCACGGCAAGCGTGACAAGCTCCATCTTGCAGGGCAAGAGCATCAAGCACATGGCGGACGACTTACAAAAGCGAATTACCACCATGAGCCGCGATTCCGCCATCCGCACCGCCAGAACCGCCGTGACCGGCGCGCAGAACGCCGGTCGCATGGACAGCTACGCGACGGCGGAGAAGATGGGGATAAAGCTCAAGAAAGAATGGTTGGCTACGCTGGACTCGCGTACACGCCACTCTCATGCCATGCTTGACGGCGAACAAGTGGCGCAGGACAAGAAGTTTTCTAACGGTTGTCGTTTTCCCGGCGACCCGCAAGGCCCACCGTGGGAGATATATAACTGCCGCTGTACGCTGATTGCCGCCGTGGAGGGCGTAGATACCTCATCGGCGCAGAGACGCGCCAAAAACGCCGATACGGGGCAAACAGAAGTTATCTCGAATATGTCCTATGCGGAATGGGCGGGGTGGAAAAAAGAAGAAGCAAAGAAACCGGAATTTACAACATCTACGCAAAAATATGAGTTCTACAGCAGAACAATCAACAAAACGCTTGAAAGCGTTGAATCCGAGAAAACGGGACTTGATTACGAGGTCGGGACGGTTGTTGATTTGGAAGGCAATGTTATAAAATCGTTTGACGGTAAAGAAAACTCTGTTGAAGTTCCGACTGAGTTGTTGAAGGGGAACATTTTTACTCACAACCATCCAAATGGAAGTTGTTTCTCCGTCGAAGATTTGAAGTCGTTTGCATCTTCCGGTTTGTTCGAACTGAGGGCAAGCGTCGGAAGCGGTAAATTTTACAGTTTGCGCCTTACAGAAACAAAAGCGGATTTGGAAAAACTCACCTCTGATTATAGGGCGAGTGCTTCCATCCGAAAAGCAACAGAGGAAATAAAAGCGGACTTCAAATCTGGAAAGATAACGAAAGAAAAGGCGCAAGACTTTAATACGATTTTGGAGTATCAGTCGAATCTTGGAGACAAGTTTTTGCAAGAAAACGCAAAAGACTATGGATGTATTTACGTGAGAGAGGTGTAAAAGCTGTGGAAAAGACGATTTTCGACGATCAAAAGAGAATTGACGAAGCCAAAAAAGCGGCAAAAGAAATGAAGTTATGAGTGTTACAATCCAAGACCACAGTGCGGAGGTTTCCGCTGAGATCAAGGCGGCGCTGCTGCGGGGGCTGGAAAAGTGCGGGCTGGTAGCAGAGGGATATGCGAAAAAGCTGTGCCCCGTTGACACCGGCAATCTGCGCAACAGCATTACCCGTGTGGTAGACGAGCAGGAACCGGCGGCGATCATCGGAACAAACAACGAATATGCTGCGTATGTGGAATTAGGCACGGGCATTTACGCCGAAGGCGGAGGCGGACGGCCTACGCCGTGGGTGTATCAGGACGCGAAAGGCAACTGGCATTACACGCGCGGCAACAAGGCACAGCCGTTTCTGAAACCAGCTGCCGCCGACCATGTGGGACAGTATCGGGACATTCTGGAAAGTGAGCTGAAAAATGGATAACGAGACCATCAAGGCCATTGAAGCCATTATACGGCGTGGCAATGACGCGGAAATCCGGCGCAAGGGCGACGGGTATATCGTATTAGAGGTCAAGAAAACAATCAAATATTCAACTTCCGCGTAATAGGGCGCGGGAAAGGGCAATAGGAGCCAGCTACTGAGAATTTCTCGGTGGTTGGCTCTTTTGTTTTCGGTAAAACCCGCGAGGTACAGCGGTTTTTATACAACGTTCGCCCCCGAAGAATTGGGGCCAAGGAAAAGGAGAACGAATAACATGGCGAAATTTACCAGAGCAGAAATCAGAAATATTCTCGGCGAGGCTTGCACCGAAGAGATCGAAAATCGCTTGGTTGCGCTGCATCTGGGCGTGGTTGACCCACTCAAGGACGATCTCACGAAGTATAAAGCAGACGCAGAGAAGCTGCCCAGTGTCCAGAAGCAGTTGGACGACCTCAAGGCGGCAGGTGACGGCGGCTATCAAGAGAAGTACGAGAAGGAGCACAAGGCTTTCGAGGACTTCAAGGCTAATGTCACCGCAAAGGAGAGCAAGGCGGCAAAGGAAAAGGCCGTGCGCGCTTACTTTGAGAGCAAAAACATCACCGGCGCGAATCTCGACCTTGCGATGCGTGGTTGCGGCGAGGAAATGGCCGCATTGGAGCTGGACGGCGAGAAGATCAAGGACACCAAGAGCCTTGATGCGCTCGTAGACGGCACCTACAAGGGGCTTGTCTCCACCACGCAGACAAAGGGTGCGGATCCCGCCAATCCCCCGGCGAACACTGGCGGCGGCGCAATGACTAAAGACCAGATCATGCAGATCAAGGACAGGTCGGAGCGCCGCGCGGCGATCGCTGCAAACATCAATCTTTTTGAAAATAAGAACGGAGGCTAATTATGGCTGCTGAAACCAATCTGATCAAGAAAAATGACCTCGCCCGCGTGCGCGAGATCGAATTTACCGAAATGTTCGGTTACTCCATCAAGAAGCTGATGGAGGCCTTGGGCGTGACCCGTAAGATCGCCAAGCAGTCCGGTACTGTGCTTAAGAGCTACAAGGCGACCGGCACGCTCGAGAGCGGCGTTGTGGCCGAGGGTGACACCATCCCCCTTTCTCACTACAAGACCGAGGCTGTGAACTACAAGGAGATCACGCTCAAGAAGTGGCGCAAGGCTACCTCTGCCGAGGCGATCACCGATCGCGGCTACGATCAGGCGGTGGAGATGACCACCGACGAAATGCTCAAGGATGTGCAGAAGGGCATCCGCAAGAGCTTCTTTGATTTCCTCTCGACCGGCACCGGCGCGGTGAGCGGGAAGAACTTCCAGACTGTTCTTGCGCAGGCGTGGGGCAATCTGCAGGTCCTTTTCGAGGACGACGAGATCGGCGCGGTCTACTTCATGAATCCGCTGGACGTTGCGGATTACCTGTCTACGGCCAACATCACCGTGCAGACCGCGTTCGGCATGAGCTACGTCGAAAACTTCCTTGGCCTCGGCACGCTCATTATGAACGCCAGCGTCCCCAAGGGTAAGATTTACGCCACGGCGAAGGACAACATCGTCCTCTACTACATCCCCGTCAACGGCGCGGATCTGCAGGAGGTCTTCACTTTTACCACCGATGCGACCGGCTACATCGGCATCCATGAGGAGCCTGATTACACCAACATGACCGCATCGGACACCGTCATTAACGGCATGGAGCTGTTTGCTGAGCGTATTGACGGCGTGGTCGTTGGCACCATCGACAACGGCGCGCTCGGCTCTTTGGCGGTCACCTCTGCCGCTGGTTCCAAGAGCGGCGATACCAAGCTGACCGTGTCTCCAGCAAAGGCTGCCGCGGGCAACAAGTATAAGTACACGTCTGGCGCCTCTGCCGCGACCGTCGCTTACGGCGACAACGTTGCCGGTTGGAACGATTGGGACGGCAAGAGCGACCTGACCATTGCGACCGGCCAGACCGTGACCGTGGTCGAGTGCGACGGCAACTACCACGCGCTCAAGAGCGGCAACGCGAGCGTGACCGCAAAGTGATAAGGAGGGCGGCGTGATGCTTGAACAGGTCTTACGGCACTTGAACAACTGGTTCCTTGTGGAGATTCGCGAGGGCATGTTCACCGTGGAGAATGGCAGCATTACGCTGCCCTTTCTCCTGACCAATCAATATTTCCGCATTGTCGGCTCTGTGTTTAACGATGGGCTACACCAATACCCGGCGGTCGACCTGACAGACGAGACGTTTACCGGCTCTGTGTGGGCGCTTGCCGTGCCGAAAGCGGTAGTTTCTCTTTCGGAAGACATTGCCGCGTGGGAAGAAAAGAACGGTGAAGCCGTTTTAAGCCCCTACACGAGCGAGAGTTTCGGCGGGTACAGTTACACCAAGGCGAGCGGCGGAAATGCCGACACGAGCGCTGGGACGGGCTGGCAGGGCGCTTTTAAAGGCCGGTTAAATGACTGGCGCAAGCTTAAGGGGGTGGAACCGTGAGTTTACTGGACGATTTTGCCCACAAGTGCATTTTGATGGAGAAAAAGCGCACGCCTGACGGCGCGGGCGGCTACATCACTGCGTGGGAAGAGGGCGCGGAATTTCTCAACTATCAGGCGCTTGACACATCGATGGAGGCGCGAAAAGCGGAAAAGGAGGGTGTGACCTCGGTATATTCTGCACTTGTCAATCAGAGCGTCCCCATCGAGTATAACGATTATTTCCGCGATACGGAAACGGGGATTACCTATCGCGTGACCTCAAATCCCGAGGAAAAGGCCGCACCGAGGTCTGCAGGGTCGACCATCAAGGCGCTTAAATTCTTTACTGCGGAGCGAAAGGAGCTGCCGAAATGACAAAGGACAAGGCGCTCCATGCGTGGTTTTCCCAATTCCTCCCATCATACCCAACCTCCAACGTGCCAGATGACGCGGTTTTCCCGTGGCTGACCTATGAGCTTATCACAGGATCATGGGAGAGCGGCGAGATCCCGCTGACGGTCAACCTCTGGTATTACACCGAGAGCGAAGCGATGCCCAACGCAAAGGCGCAAGAAATCAGCGACGCAATCGGCATGGGCGGCTGTATGGTCGCCTATGACGGCGGAGCAATGTGGATCAAGCGTGGCTCCCCGTGGTGTCAGAACATCGCGGACGAAAGCGATAAAAACATCAAGCGAAGGTATCTCAACATCACGGTGGAATACCTATCGCAAAACTGACGAAAGGAAGAAAATATGAAATTCACAAAAATTCCCTCTGATGCATTTCAGAAGCTCCAGATAAACGCCGGTATTCTGACTACCGATTTTACCCCGGCCACCGGCACCATCGGGGAATCGGGGCAGATTGGCGCGACGACCGGCGGCATTAGCTTTACCGCAACGCCGACCTATTCAGACATGGGCGCGGATATTGACAACTGCCCCAAGAACATGAAGGAGTTTAAGCGGCAGGACATGGTCGAAGCGAAAATGGCCGGCACCTTTATCAACGCCGACACGAAAACGGCCAAGACGCTCTGCGGCGCGGCGGACATTGACACGAGCGACACGACGAAGGTCGTTCCCCGCACAGACCTTAAGGACAGCGACTTCACCGACCTGTGGCTGGTAGGCGATTACTCCGACAAGAACGGCGCGAAAAACGGCGGCTTTATCGCTATCCACATGCTCAACGCGCTTTCCACGGGAGGCTTTCAGCTCAAGACGGCGGACAAGGCCAAGGGACAGTTTGCCTTTGAGTTTACGGCGCATTATTCTCTTGCCGCGCAGGACAAGGTGCCGTATGAGATCTACATCAAGGCTGGAACGGAGGAAACGGCATGAAGCTTTCCGACATTCAAGGCGAGCGCGTCTTTGACGTCATCGCGGATATCATCGACCCGATTGCCAACATTGCGGAGGATGATGCGGCATCCGCGCTGTTCAAGCGCGAGAAGCTGCCCGAGGGCATGACGGTGAAGCAGTTTGCGACGCAGAGGGCGCGGAAAGCGCTTCCTGCGCTGCTCAAGGGCCACAAGGGCGATATCATCGCAATTCTTGCCTCTATTGAGGGCGTGAGCGTTGAGAGCTACAAGGGCGCGCTGAACCTCGTCAAGCTGATGCGCGACGCGACGGAGCTTTTGACTGATGAAGCATTCGGCGCGCTTTTTCTCTCAGCGCAGAGCGGGAAATCCTCTGGCTCTGCGCAGGAGAATACCGAGGGCAAAGGAGAATAAAGCCGTTCCTGCGGTACTGCGTGGCGCGGCTCAATGAGAGAGCGAAAACCGAAGCATACCGCATCTATGTGACGGACGCGCTGCGCATTGCGGGCGAAAACACGGCGCGATACGCGAGCGGGAACTACATCAAGGCGCGATACGCGGACATGATTGAGCCGAAAAAGCAGGACAACAGAACTTGCGAAGAAATTACCGCCGATGTAGTCGCGCGGTGCGGGCTGACGATAAAAAAAGCCGCCCCTGACGGGGCGGCGGATGGATAGGCGTTATTTGAGAACGTATTCCGAGATCATGCGGCCAATCTTTCCGATGTCGGTATCGCCTTTGAACTCAAATTTGGCGGTAAAGCCATTGGAGAACGTCAGGACAAGCTCGCTGTCGGGGATCAGCTCAACAAGGCCGGGGGTCTGGATAGCGAAGAACTGCACCTTAGAAAAGGGCATGGAGCTGAACGATTTCCGCTTTCCGGTGATGCCCTGCACGTCAACGGAAATGATGCGCTTGTTGGTGAAGATAAGTTGGTCGCGGATCGTTTTAAACGCGCAGGCGATTTCTTCGCCCGCGATCAAAAGACCGTTGACCTCGTCGCGGACTTCGGCAATGGGAATAGGCTTTAAGTCAAATGCGGAATCTTTGTTGAAATTGATCATGGCAAAACCCTCCTTTCCTAAAATTGTACTACTTAAGCCTTGACATTTCAAGGGCTTTTCGCCAAAAACACCAAAAAGCGTGGTGAGAAAATGAATTTATTAGACCTTTTTGTCAAAATCAGCGTAGACGACGGAGACGTAGACAAGGGCTTTTCGGAAACGAGCAGCAAAGCGGAAACGCTTGCTGGCAAACTGAAAGGCGGGCTTGCTACGGCGGCAAAAGTCGGCGGCGCCGCGATTGTAGCGGCTGGCGCGGCTGCGGTCGCCATTACAAAGCAGGCCGTAGAAAATTATGGCGAATATGAGCAGCTGGTCGGCGGCGTGGAAACGCTTTTTAAGTCCTCTGCCGATACCGTGATGCAGTACGCCGCGAACGCATACCAGACGGCGGGCATGAGCGCGAATGAGTACATGACCACTGTGACGGCGTTTTCCGCGTCGCTTCTGCAATCGATGGGCGGCGACACGGACGCGGCAGCGGAAAAGGCGAATCTGGCTATTACCGACATGAGCGACAACGCGAACAAGATGGGTTCCAGCATGGAATCTATTCAGAACGCGTATTCCGGTTTTGCCAAGCAGAACTATACCATGCTCGATAACCTCAAGCTCGGCTATGGCGGCACGAAGGAGGAAATGCAGCGGCTTTTGGACGATGCGAACGCGCTGAACGCCGCGCAGGGCAATTACACCAATTACACCATCAACAGTTACGCGGACATCGTTGATGCTATTCATACCGTGCAGACGGAAATGGGCATTACGGGCACGACGCAGCTGGAAGCCAGCACGACGATTCAAGGCTCTATCGCGTCGATGAAAGCGGCGTATGACAACTTTATCACGGGGCTTGGCGATGAAAACGCCGACATGGCGGAACTCATTACAAACCTTTTGGGCAGCACCGTGACGGTGGCGGAAAATCTACTTCCGGTCGTTGAAAGAGTCCTTGAAAACATTGGCGTTGTGGTGCAAGAAAAGGGACCGGAGATGATCGAAAAATTTGTCTCCTATGCCATCGACAAGCTGCCGGACATTATCGAGCTGGGCCTGCAAATGGTCATTGCGTTGGTCAAAGGGCTGGCGCAGAATCTTCCGCAACTGGTCACAGGCGTTTTGAATATGGCGGCAACGATCATTAAAACATTGGTCGATTCCATCCCTGACGTTATCGAGGTCGGCAAGGACATTGTGCGCGGCGTGTGGGACGGCATCAAGGCGATGGGGAGCTGGATCAAGGAAAAGGTGTCCGGTTTCTTCGGCGGTATTGTGGATAACGTTAAGGGCGTTCTTGGCATTCACTCTCCGTCCCGCGTGTTTGCGGGGATCGGCGAAAATATGGCGCTTGGTCTCGGCGAGGGCTGGGACAACGAGTACGGAACGATCAAACGCGGCATTACAAACGGGCTGGACTTCGGTACGGCGTCGGTAGGCTTTGCCGATTCCGGCATCGGACGGTCGAGCGCGGCCATCGTCAACGGCATGGGCGTGAGCACAGAGAGCGGGACGACCACCATCAACCTGATGTTCCCGGACGGCACAAAGCTGGCGAGCTATCTGCTTCCGTTTTCCATCAAGGCGGCGGCTGCGGCGGGCACGCCTATCGCAAACGCGCAAATGGCATAAGGAGGCGGCATGAATCAACTCATTTTAGATACCGGCGGCTATGCGATCCTCTTGCCGGAAAGCCGGAAGGGCGGCTATACGGCTTATGAAGAGCCGCTGAGCGTTGACCTTGTAATGCTGCCGGGGAACATGGTGCGCGAGCTGCGCGGAACGGTGTGGCGCGTGAATTACCAGTACGGGTATTTTACCGACGAGGAGAAAAACAACCTGCTTGCGGCTTGCAGAAAGGGAAGGAATGAGCCGATCCTCTGCGCGTTTCTTCCGCCGAACAGCACGGAAATGGTTTCGTCCGAGTTTTTTGTGACGGCATTTACCTCGCCTAAATTTATGTGGAGCCGCGAGGGAAAGCCGATGTGGGGTGATTTTTCCGTCGAGTTGCGGGAGGTGACGCCGCATGATTGAGGCGACTTCCGCGTTTCGCTCGGCTATCGTCGGGAAAACAAGGCGCATCTACCTCAAAGCGGTGGTGGACATCTCCGACCCCGATATGACCATCGGGGCGGTCACGTCAAGCGGGCTTGCGCCGTGGTCGAAGTCGGCACAGCTGACAGACAAGGACATTTCCGCACCTCCGCGCTGCGCAACGCTGGAGAAAAACCGCTGGCTGCTGGATGGATCGTTTGCGGTTTTCCCCGACGACTATCAAATTGCGGGCGAAATTGGAACGGCAAGTGAGGCATTGTCGGGCGCGGACGGAACGTTTTCTGCTCCGGTATGGGTGCAGCTGTCATTTGCCAATGTCAGCGTTTTGCAGGCGTGCAGCATCTTCTTTTCTTCCGACCCGCTTGACGGTGTACCGGAGGATTTTACGGTGGATATTCTGGTCGATGGCGTGTCGTATCATACGAAAACGTATACCGGGAACAAGCAAAACGCCGTCAAGATATCCGGGTTTACGGTCTACACGCCGGATGCGATCAAGATCACTGTGACCAAATGGAGCCTGCCGTACCGCAGAATGCGAACGGTAGAGATCATACCGGGCTACTACGAGCAATGGAGCGAAAATATGCTGGCATCCTTTTCCGTGCAGCAGCAAGGGGACGTATCTTGCCTGACGCTGCCATACGGAATGCTCAAAATGGCGATGAACAACAAAAACCGTATGTTCGAGCCGCGGAGCAAGTCCGGGCTGTTCCAGAGCATCGAGGAGCGGCAGGGCGTGGAGACCTACATCGGCGTGCGGCTTGCGGACGGCAGCGTGGAGTATAAGCGCGTGGGCGTCTTCTTTCAATACTCCGACGGCTGGAAGACCGGCGACAACGGCCTGACGATGCAGTGGGACCTTGTGGATATCATCGGGCTGCTCGCCGACCGCGCGTACCTCGCGCCGACGGTGCTGCCCATCACGCTCTCCGGCTGGATCGCCTCACTCGTTTCTCAGCTCGGCACCAATTTTGCAAGCCGGTACACGGTGGACGCGGACTATGCAGACCTCGCGGTCACGGCCTCGAGCCGCGCCGCGGTGAGCGGGAAGAAGTGCGGCGACATCCTGCGCTGGGCCTGCATGGCGACCGGCACATGGCCGCGCGCGGACGCGGAAACGGGCAAACTTGCGGTGGAACCGCTGTGGAATCAAGGCAGCAAGATCACGCTGGAAAACCTCGTCAATTACCCGACGATGAAGGCCAACCAGTCCCTTGCGTCGCTCATTTTTCACCTCTCGGACGGGACGGAGTACGTCGTCTCGGGCAACTCCACGAGCAGCGAAAAGACCGTGACCATCGAGAACCCGTTTCTGCACACGCAGGCGCAGGCGCTCACGGCGGCGCGGCTGATCCTCTCGTGCTACGGCGGCAACCAGCTGGAGCTGACCGGGCGCGGCGACCCGTCCTCCGAGATCGGAGACGTGGACACCGTGTGGCTCGACGAGAGTCAGGCGACCGCGGCGCGGCGCATCTACCAGACCTTCCAATTCGCGGACGGCGTGCTGCAGGGCTGCCAGAGTAAGCTCTTGCAGGCGGACGGCTCGTATCTCTACACCGAGCGCGCGGTCTTTACCGAGAGCGGATCGTGGACGGCCCCGGCGGGCAAAACGCAGCTCTTTCTCATCTGCGTCGGGCACGGCGGGAACGGCACGGATGGCGAGGACGGCAATTTTGCCCGCGCGGGCAAGAACGGCGTGGACGGCCTCGGCGGCCTTGTGTGGGCGGACACCATTCAGATCAACGAGCAGCAGACCTTTGCCATCACCATCGACGAGGATGCCGTATTTGGCCCCTATTCTTCCGCCAACGGAAAGCGCTACCCAAACGGCTACTCGGATATTCGCAGCGGCGACAGCTTTGCCCGCGCAGGCGTGGCCGTGCCCAAAGCGGGCACGGGCGACGGCGGTAAGGGCGGCAGGGGCGGAAATAAGGGCGAGCAGCACTTTGAAATAATTTACAACGCCGAGGGCAAACCGATCGGCACGCGAACCGTCACCGATGTGGAACCGGGCAAGGGCACTCCGGGCGTGAACGGCGTGGCCGGCTGCGTGGTGGTGTACTGGGACAAGGAGGAGAGCGCATGAGCGAGACTTATCCGATATTGATTCCAAAGATCCTTGCCGCGGCGTTTGCTCCAAATCCCGCCGACATCAACACCAAAACCCGGCTTACCGTCACCGTGACGGAGGAGACCGTCTACCTCGAACCGACAAAATACTACAGCGGCGAGATATTCGCCGGGGAGGTCTAAACTATGGCGATCCAAACAGTCCAAGCAATCATCAACGGCCAGAGCTATACCCTCGCGCTCAACAGCGCGACGGGCAAGTACGAGGCCACCATCACCGCGCCGGGCAAAACATCCTACAACCAGTCCGGCGGCTACTACAACGTGCAAATCAAGGCGACCAACGACGCGGGCACCGTCGGCACAGCGGACGCCTCGACGCTTGACGGATTAAAGCTCTACGTCAAGGAAAAGGTCGCGCCGGTCATCACGATCCTCTCGCCGTCCTCCGGGGCGTATGTCAGCAACAGCAAGCAGCCGGTCGTGTTCACGGTCACGGACGAGACGGACGGCTCCGGCGTCGATCTCTCGACGCTCGTGGTCAAACAGGACGGCGCAGCCGTCGCATCCTCGGCCCTCACGAGCACAGCCATCGCCAACGGCTACCAGGTGACCTACACGCCCGCCTCAGCGCTCGACGACGGCAGCCACACCGTCACCATCGACTGCAAGGACCACGACGGAAACGCCGCGGCGCAGAAGTCCACCACCTACACGGTCGACACCGTGCCCCCGACGCTCAACGTCACCGCGCCCACGGATAATCTTATCACCAACACAGCGGCTCTCACGGTGGCCGGTATCACCAACGACGCGACCTCCTCGCCCGTGGAGATCAAGATCACGCTCAACGGCGCGGATCAGGGCGGCGTCACGGTCGGCGCGGGCGGCGCGTTCAGCAAGGCCGTCACGCTGGCGGAGGGCGCGAATACCATCGTCATTACGGCGACCGACGCGGCGGGCAAGGTCTCTACGGTCACGCGCAATGTGACGCTTGACACCTCGGTGCCGGTCATCAAGTCGGCGACCATCACGCCGAACCCGGTCGACGCGGGCGCGACGATGGTCATCGCGGTGGAGATCGAATGAGCGCGCAGGTCCTGAGCGTCTCGCTGCCGAGCGAGATCATCTATGTGAGCGGCACGGTCAACGGCACGGCCTACACATGGACGCTCATCAAGGGCGCGTGGACGGCTACGGTCGAGCGGGCGGCGGACGACACCTACGCCGTCGCCCTCACCGCCGTCACCGCGGCGGGCGTCAGCACCAACTACACGCTCACGCTCTACTACGGCCTTTTGAGCCTCATCACCGACCGCACGCGCGCGGACGTGGAGAATGAGACCGACAAGGGCTTTTACAACGCCACTGACCTCAATCGCGTGGGCGCGGCGGTGGAATACATCGCGGGCCGCTTCACGGCGCTCGGCTATGCCTGCCCCGTGACGGTCAAAAAGGACTGGCTGACGAGCGATGCGCCGACGCAGCGGCAGATGGAAACCTATCGGCAGAACATCGTCACGCTGCGCGCTCTGATCGCGGTCATGCAGTCCACGCCGAATGCTCCGGCGAGCATGGCGGGGCTGAACTACGTCAAGGCCAACGATATTGAGCAGATCCTGCTCGACCTCGACGCGCTCATCGACAAACTCACAAAATCATGGTGCTTCTCCGGCGAGCTGTACGCCGGCGAGGTATGAAAGGAGACAATATGCAGGACAGAGTATCTTTGTACCCCGGGCGCGTGAAGTTAGAGCCGGTCGCGGGACAGGCCAACCTCTACGACCTCACGCGCGCCGACCAGCCAACGCAGGAGGGCACACCGCTCAACAAGGCGAGCCTGCTCAAGGACGCCACGGCGGCGCTGTTTGCGCTCGGCGCAGACGCACTTCCCGACGATGCGCTGGCAAGGATCGGGAGATTGACATTTGGCTGGAGGGTTTTGAAAGCCTATAAGGTTGCGGGCGCATACGAGTTCGAAGTCCCCGCCGGAGTTTACGAAATCGGCGTGTACATGATGGGCGGCGGAGGAAGCGGAGCTGTCACATATACAACAAGCGGCACAGGCTACTACATATCGGGAGGCGCGAGCGGGTACGGGAAAAACGTTATTTTTTCTGTGCAGCCGGGGCAGAAAATCGCGATCGTGGTCGGTGCGGGCGGAGCTCCGGCTGTGTCAAAAAGCGCCGGCAACAATGGCGGCAGTACATCCGTAAATGGCGTTGCTGTAAGCGGCGGCATGGGAGGGCTGCTCGCGATGTCCACAAGCACCCCCGTTAAGGGCGGACAAGGGCCTACAACGAAGTCTACCGGCTCTTTGCCGTTGTATGGGTCAAGACTAATCCCGACCACATCGAGAGATGGGTCCTTTATTGCGATTGATGTCGGCACGGATCAAACCCCCGATGAATCTCAAAATATGTTTGACCCCACAATGGTTTCCCTATGTGCCGGGGGGAATGCAGCCTCATACGGAAACCCGAACGAAGAATACGCAACTTTCGAAATTTTGGCAATGCCGGATGGAACAAAGGGCGGCAACGGTTATGCGACGCCGAGTGCCGAAACGCCCGCGGGAGCGCACGCGACGGGAAACGGAAACGGCGGAGGAGCCGTTGTCTCGGCGGACTATTCGAAAAGCGGAAAAGGCTCTGATGGCGCCGTATACATCTACACAAGGGGGGCCGCTTGATGAAAGTATGCAGGCTTGAAAACAACGTGGTCGTGGAGATCATCCCGGCCTATGCACTGCCGGTGGGGAAGTGGTATGGCCAGGCGTTCGCGGCATCCTGCGTGGAGGCCCCGGATGATGTGGCGCAGCATTGGACCTACGACCCCAAAACGGGAATGTGGGCCGAACCGCAGCCGGAGCCTGACCTGGAACCCACGCCGACCACTGAGGAGCGCGTCGCCGCGCTGGAGGCGGCAAGCGACCGTCTCGACGCGCAGGCGACCTACACGGCCATGATGACCGACACGCTGATGGAGGGCTGACATGAAAAAGAAAATCGCAAGATGGTACGCGCAAGGGCTGTGGACCGCCGGCATGGTGCGCAACGCCGTGAAAAAGGGCATCCTCAGCGCGCAGGACTATGAGGAGATCACCGGCGAGAAATACGCTGATGATAAATAAATTTTGAACAAAGAAAAGGAGAACAAAACAATGGCTACTTACAAGAGAATCGCATCCGACGGCAGACTCATCGAAGTCACCGATACCCCTGCGGGCCTGAGCGAAAACTCGGGTGTCAAAAACAGCATCGTGCAGCCCGTCATGCGCCGCGACCTTTCCCGCGCCGGCACGGATATCTATGTCGCCCCGTGCTACAAGCTCACCTACGACGAGGACGGCTACTGCGTCAAGATGACGACCTGCGCCATCCCCGAGGATATCGCGGAAAAGCTCGCGGAGCTGAACAAGTAAACAGAGCGGGGGATATCCCCCGCTCTATCCTAAGGAAAGAGAGACAACGCCTATGGAAGATTTGGCTGTGAAGCTGCAGGAGGTCAAGGACCGCTCGCTCCGAAACGAGGGGCGCATCAAGCAGTTAGAGGTAGATCAGCGGGCGCTGAATGAATTGGCGCTGTCGGTCAAAGAGCTGGCGACCGACCAGACGAACATGAAGGAGGACATCGGCGAGATCAAGGCCAATGTGCGGAGCCTGACCGCCGTGCCGTCCAAGCGCTGGGAGAAGGTCGTGGAGCTGATGATCGCGACCGTCGTGGGCGCGTTCATGGCGTGGCTTTTGACAGGGGGCGCGGTATGAGAGACATCAAAGGCTCCACCTCGGAGGAAATCCGCATGATCCGCGCCATCCAGCGCTCCGTCGGGGCGCTGGACAACGGCTGGATCGGCAACCAGACACTGAGCGACATCGCGGCCAAGCTCGGCGCGGACTGCTTTCCGCTCAACGTCGAGCTGTACGGCCAGCCGACGCTCATTGCGCGGGACATCGACCCTGTCAACATGAGCGGGCCGCTGCCGAAGGACGCCATCTCGGGGAGCTTTAGCTGGCAGGGCCAGCCGTGCAGCATCCTTGTGCGCAACGGCAAGGTCGTGCGCGGCATGAGCTGTCACTATCCCCGCCCCGAGAGCGTGCTCTATAAGACCACGGACGGCGCGGTGCGCATTGCCCGCGTCTTCTCGGCGGCGGCGCTGGGCGGCGTCGTGTGGGCGGTCGGCGGGCTTGGCCTGCTCGACCGCTATGACCCCGCGGCGGAGGGCTTTACCGGCGCATACTCCGATGTGCTGCGCAAGACCAACCACACCGTCCTCGGCTACAAGGGCGGGATGCTCTACGGCGTCTACTGCCGCAGCATGACCGCGCAGCAGGTCAACGCCTTTTGTCGGGACAAGCTCAAGCTGGAATACGCCGTCATGCTCGACGGCGGGCACGTCGCCGCCATCCACGGCGCGTGTAACAAAATCAACACACAGACGCGGCAATTTTACGCCGTGCGGTTTTTGTAAAGGAGGCAAAAAATGCAAAATCGACTTGCCAATCTGCTCACAGTCAAGAGCATCGTGACCATCGTGCTCACGGCGGTTTTCTCGGTGCTTGCCCTGCGCGGCAGCATCAGCGGGACGGAGTTTCTGACGATCTTCACGACCATCATCGCCTTCTACTTCGGCACGCAGACCGAGAAACGCAAAAATGAAGAAATTTCTTGAGACCATGACGGGCTGGGTCGGCGCTGTACGCGGCGATGCGGTGCATAAAAGCATCGTGGACGCCTACAACAGCTACCTCCCGCACCCGCGCGGCTACAAGCTCGCCTATTCGGACGACTACTGCGCGGCGATGGTGTCCGCGGCGGCGATCCTCTGCGGCCTGACAGAGGTGCTCCCCATCGAGTGCAGCTGCGGCGAGCAGATGCGGTGGTATCAGGCGCGCGGCCAATGGGTCGAGGACGACGCACACGTTCCCAAAATCGGCGAACAGGTCTTCTACCATTGGAACGACCGCAAGGACTACGCCCTCACGGACTGCACGGGCGCGCCCAACCACACGGGCATCGTGACGCGCGTGGTCGGGAACTGCGTCAATGTGTTCGAGGGGAACAAGGGCAGCAAGCATGAGTGCGGCTACCGGACGCTGGAGATCAACGGGCGCTATATCCGCGGCTTCGGCGTGCCGAAATATCCAGCGGACAAGACCGTGCTCACGCGCGGCGACAAGGGCGCGGCGGTCGGCAAGCTGCAAGAGCTTCTTAACGCTTGCGGCTATGAGCTGGATGTGGATAACTCCTTCGGCCCCGCGACGCAAAGAGCGTGGGGGGAATATGTTTACGCATATCTCGAAAAAATTCTAAAATAACGAAAGGAAAACGGGCGGGAGGCATGCCTCCCCTCGCGTGAGCGCTCTGCAAGCCCCGGCGCACAGCATGGACAAGCAGCACCGAGCGATCCGCGCAAAATTATCCTCTATGGCCCCGCGGCGGGCCGTGGCATACATTCGGTCTTTTGAGCTTCCACCCGACGAAATGGCGTGCCTCGTCGAGTGCGACGTGCGGGGCCGCTCCTGCGTACAGGTGGCATTTGAAATGAATCTGTCGCCGGATACGGTCAAAAAGTATCGCCGAAAGGCGTACCGCAAAATCGCATCGGAAGTCTTTGAATAGGAAAAGAGCTTCACCAAACGGTGAGGCTCTTTTCCTTTATGGGGGGTATGAATGACGCATGGAGCACGTCGTGACAAAAATAGCATATTCCGTCAGAATTTGCAAGCGCAATCGTTCGACGAATTTCGCCGTACACTTTTCATCCCCTTTTCCGGCACTTTGGGAAAGGGGTTTTCTTGTACCATAGAGGCAGAAAAGGAGGTGCGCTGTATGTACGAACGGCTTTTGGCATTGGGATTCACCGAGCAGATGGCGAGGGATATTTTGGTGCTGTTCCCCGAGCCGGATGAGCTGCGCACCTACGTCTTCTTCGCGGAGCTGCTCCATGTATAGCTATTATAATCCGTCACCTTATGGCAAGAATGTGGGCGACTGCACCGTTCGGGCAATCTCCAAAGCGACCGGAAAAGACTGGGGCGAAACGTATCTCGCGCTCGCCATACAAGGCTATTTGGACGGAGACATGCCGTCGGCCAATGCGACCTGGGGCGCGTATCTGCACTCTCTCGGTTATCGGCGCTACATCGTTCCGGACACCTGTCCTCTGTGCTATACCGTCGGGCAGTTTGCGGACGAGCATCCGGCAGGCACATACATTTTAGCCCTGTCCGGCCATGTGGTATGCGTGCAGGACGGGACGATCTTTGATTCATGGGACAGCAGCAATGAGACGGTGATCTATTTTTGGGTAAAGGAGACTGAATGACATGGCTTTTAATCCGTACTATCAAAACCCTTATTATCCACAGCCGATGCCGGACAACCTTATGCAGATGCGGCAGCAGCAGATGATGCAGCCCGCTCCGCCTCCCGTGCCGCAAAATCCTGTTGCGACCGGCGGCGTGCAATGGGTGAGCAGCGAGCAGGAGGCGAGAGGCTATCTCATCGCGCCCAACTCTGCCGTAGCGTTGTGGGATTCCACCGCCCCCACCGTGTACCTCAAGCAGTCCGATGCAAGCGGGAAGCCGACGCTCAAGATTTACGACCTCGTAGAGCGCGCAGAAACGGCTTCTAACGCGCCGCAAAAGCCGGGCGTGGAATTTGTCACCCGCAAGGAGTTTGACGCGCTGGCGGCGCTTGTGGGCGAAATAAAGAGCAAGAAGAAGCGCAAGGTCGAGGAGGACGAGGACGATGACTAATCCGTTCATGGCCGCGCTGGGCGGCGGGCAGATGCCGGGGCCGGTAGGCCAGTTCCAGCACATGATGCAGCAGTTCAACCAGTTCAAATCAAATTTCAATGGCGACCCCAAAGCCGAGGTCGAAAAGCTCTTGCAGAGCGGTAGGCTGAACCAGCAGCAGCTCAACCAGCTACAGCAGATGGCGAAGCAGTTTCAAAGCCTGATGCAGTAATCATCAACATAAATCAACATCGTGGCCACGATTTGATGAATAAAAATTTTTCAAAGGAGTGATACTATGTCTCTTTCTGACGGCGGCGTTCAGGCCACTATGCCTGTTGCGCCCGTAAATTCCAGCAACGGCGGCTTCGGCTGGGGCGGAGAAGGCAGCTGGTTTATTATTATCTTGTTCCTTTTCGCATTTCTTGGTTGGGGAAATGGCGGCTGGGGGAACAACGGCAACAGCGGCGGCGTGGTCGACGGCTATGTGCTGACCTCTGATTTTGCCAATGTCGAGCGCAAGATCGACAGTGTAAATCAGGGCCTTTGCGACGGATTTTACCAGCAGGCGCAGCTTGTCAACGGCACCAACATGGCGATGGCAAACGGCTTTGCACAGGCCGAGCTTTCCCGCAGCAACCAGCAGGCGGCGCTCATGCAGCAGCTCAACGCCATGCAGATGCAGGCCGCGAATTGCTGCTGCGAGAACCGTGCCGCGATCGCCCAGGTGCGCTATGACATGGCGACGCAGGCGTGCGACACGCGCAACACCGTGCAGAACGCCACGCGCGACATCATTGACGCGAACAACCAGAACAGCCGCGCCATCCTCGACTTCCTGACGCAGAGCAAGCTGTCCGACCTCCAGACCGAGAATCAGAATCTGAAACTGGCGGCATCTCAGGCCGCGCAGAACAACTATCTGATCTCGCAGCTGCGTCCGTGCCCTTCGCCCGCCTACATTACCTGTAACCCGTGGGCGGGCAGCGGTTACGGCGGCTGCGGCTGCAATCAGGGCTGCGGCTGCTGACAACTGCATAGCATAGCTTTTTGTTGGCGATGTTTTGTTGACGTCAACAAAATGGTCGGCCCCGTGCCGATACTAACAACAACGCGGCGGGGCAATAGCTCCGCCGCTTATTTTAACTGAGAAAGGAATGATTTTAATGGCAGAATTTACTTCTGCGGCAATTCAGACCGTTGCTGCTGGCCAGAACGTTCCCCTGACCGAAACGGCGGTCAATAGCAAGCCCTGTATCGTGCATAGAGAAGGAAGCGGCCAGATCACGCTGCGCGGCATCACCAATCAAAACCGCGCTCTGTTTCGGGTCTCCTATGGCGGCAACATCGCTATTCCCACCGGAGGCACGGTTGAGGCTATCACGGCGGCGCTTGCCATCAACGGAGAGCCGCTGACCAGCGCAACAGCTACCGTCACGCCTGCGGCGGTAGGAAACTACTTTAACATTTATGTTTCCGCACAGGTCTGCGTCCCGAAAGGCTGCTGCCTGACGGTCGCAATGGAAAACACCAGCACTCAGGCCGTCAACTTCGCCAACTCGAACCTGACGGTTGAGAGAATCGCGTGAAAGGAGAATGGACATGAGTAAGAAAGCAATGTACGAGCTTCGCAATATGCTGTGCGACGAACTCGACGAGCTGGCGCGTAAGGGCGACCTGGGCGCGGGCGACCTTGAGATCGCGCACAAGCTGACCGACACCATCAAGAACATCGACAAGATCGAGATGATGGAGGACGACGGTTACTCTCGCGACGGAGACTATTCGCGTCGCTATTCCCGCGATGGCGATTATTCCCGCGACGGTGAGTATTCTCGCGGCGGCGACTGGCAGGCCGATATGCGCGGCACTTACGGCAGGGGCAGCTCCTATGCTCGCCGCGGCACGCATTACGTCCGCGGGCACTACAGCCGCGCCGACAGCATGGAGCACCTGCGCGAGCAAATCAACGACATGATGCGCGAGACGGACGACGACCGCGTAAAGGAAGCGCTGCGTCGTGCCGCGAGCCTGATGGAGGAATAAAGGGGGTGCGTCCCCTTGATCGACGAAAACGAGGTCAATCTGTGGATATCGCGGCTTGAGACGGAGGAATCGAGCTGGCCCAATTATCAAAAGCTGGCGGCGCTGTACATCATCCAAAATCAAAACGCGCCAAAAGAACCGGAAAGGCCAATGTTGTATTCGGCAGCTCCGGCGCCGGTCAAGACCTATGCGTCTGAAACGGTAGGCAGCTACGGCGACAGCGATTTTTTGCGCGCAGTGGCAGATGTTTCACCGGACAAGGCGTGGGAGATCATGGACGAGCTGATGGACAGCTTGAAAATCGTAAACGAGCGCGTGTACAACAGCGTGATGCGGAAGCTCGAAAAATAAGAACACCCCCGTCGTAAGGCGGGGGATTCTTTTGGGCAAAATTTACCTTTGGGAACACCAAGGGCAAATATGCCTAACGTGGCGTTACAAAAAACGCGCCGTCGTCATCTGCGTCAATTCTCCGGATAAAGCGCGTCCAGAATTCCTTTTTCTCTTCCCGGGAATAAGTGTCATATTCAGCAAGTCCATTTCGGAGCGCGTCAAGGTTTGTCTTTGGTTTTTCCTCTACCGCTTCAAGTACTTTTTTCAAACTCGCATACTCCCGCTTGTATTCGTCCAACTCGATCAAATCATTCAGATAAAGAGTTTTTAGCTTGCTCATTTTCTTTCGTATCGCGTCCGCGCTTTGCGTGGGCTTTTTTTCTGCCTTTTTGTAATAGCGATTGTTTCGCTCGGCAATCCCTTCAAGCTCATGCAATAAGTAATCTTCCAGCGCGTCTTCGCGGATCCTCTTTTTATGCTGGCACGCGGAGTTGTCAAGCATTCGCGTCCGGCATCGGTAGTAGGTATAGATATGCTTTGCCGTTTCCGACTGCATCGTTTTCCCACACTCTTTGCAATGCAGCAACCCCGAGAACAGATAAACGCGATCTGTCTCAACTCCCGCGCAGCGCTGCGACCGCTGACGGAGGATATCATTTACAATGTCAAAATCCTGCTTGCTCACCAGGGCGGGGCAAGCATTCTCGATGCCGTACACCTCGCCGATATAAAGCCGGTTCCGAAAATAGTTTACATACTTGGTATACGCGCGGTCAATGCCCCATGTCTCAAGCATATAGCGTTTTACGCCCAACACGCTTTGCAGTCTGACATACGCCGCAAACATATCTCGCGCGGCATCTGCCGTATCGTTATCAATCTGGTATTGCCTGTCCTTGATGATATACCCTAAAGGGGCTTTTGACCCTGCCGGTTGGCCTTTTGCACGCTTGCCGTCGTTGATAAATTTGATCCGCTCGCTTGTGCGGTCGGCCTCGTCCTGCGCGACGGAAAGCATGATGTTGACCTTTAATCGCCCGGACGCGGTGCGCGTTTCGTAGTCCTCTTCCGTCGCCTGCCATGTCACGCCGTATTTGTCCAACTGCGTCTGCACGTCGTAGTATCCCGCGACATTGCGAAACCATCGGTCGAGCTTGATAAACAGAATCGTGTCTACCTTCCCCGTTTTGCAATTATCCAGCAGCCGCAGGAGCGCAGGTCGCTTTTTATACGGCTTTCGCGCGGATATGCCCGCGTCCTCATATATGCCCACCACGGTCATTTTATTTGCATTGGCATACCTTGTCAGCGTGTCCCGCTGCTCTTGTAATGATAGACCATGCCGCGCCTGTTCCTCGCTGGACACTCGGATATATAGCGCCGCTCTCATCAAATCCCCCTCCAATCAATATACAAGCACCATGCAGACAGCAGAACGATAATGACAAACATTATAGCAATCACGCCGTTGCGGATACGCACGCCGCGCCGCATGATCTCGATCATGTCCGCTTTCGCGTCAACATGGCGTTCCAGCTCGTCATTCCGCGCCTGCAAAGTTTCCTCGGTCGGTGTCAAGTGTTCGGAAATTCCGAACGCTTCATCAAGCGATATTCCAAGCGCTTTGCAGATCGGCGCGACGGTGTAGATCGACGGAGATTTAGAAAACTTGGAAAAGAAGTTCTGCACGGTGGACAGCGGCACGCCGGAATCGTCGGAAATTTCCTGATAGGTCAGTTTCAATTCTTCTTTACGGATTCTACACACTTCTTGAATGTTCATTTACGCCACCTTAATTTTTTCGATTTTTGCGCCGCAAAGTCGCAAGATGAGGGCTTGTCGAACCGTGTCGAGCGCTGTCTTATCGCAAGGCTTCGGCATTGAATTGCCAAGCCAAAGTGGGCTACGGTAAATACAAGCAGCGGCGGCCGATCCCCGCTGTCTGCAAAAAGCCCTCGCCGTTGTTGCAGAGGCGGCGAGGGCTAACCTTACTTCATACCAAGGAGCTTGCCAAGTTTTCTTTGCCGCCCTGCTTTGGTCGTTGGGATCCCAGTTCCTTTTGAAATTTTCCTTTTCATCTTCGTGATTCCGAGCGCACGTTTCCAACTAAAGGACAGGCCGGGGATCTTCATTATTGATTCACCACCCTTTCAACTTTTTCAATCATCTTAGCACATAGATCGCGCCCATGCTTGAGACTTTCTTCCGGCATTTGGTCGGCATACTCGTCAACGATAGCCGCGATGCTTTGAGCCTTTTTTACCTGCCCGCGAGATAGGCCGAAAATATGCACAGTTTCTTTTTGGATGTACCGAGAAAGAAAACTGTTTGTATGGGTAGCCTTTTCGTTTTGTAGCATTTTGGCGCATTCGTTCGGGGAAACCCTTCCACCAGCCATACACTTAGTATCGCCACCTGCGACCTCTGCTATCTGCGCTACGGTTTGCTCTGCAAGCTTGTACCGGGAAAAGTATGTTTCGATGTTATCCGTATTGGCAATGATGCGAATGCAGTCGGCAAATATTTGCGATTGACGCTTAACAAAGGCAGTTTCCGCAACGGTCATTTTTTTCTTGCCGAAAAGCGAGCCTAAAATACCCATTTACGCTTCCCCAATCTTTTGCAAATATTATTATTTTGTTGCACAGCGCCGTGCAGCAAACGCCTGTTGTGGGAATAGATATAAATACCGAAAAGGAGGTCGAAACATGGACGCACAGGTGCAAGCGGCGGCGGCGCTTTATCTGCTCCTAACGCCGAAGCAGAAAGACGAAATGCTCGCGCTGATTGAGCGCATCCTCGCGGAGGAGGAGCAAAAAAATAGCCTTAGAGCCAAACGGAGGGACGCAAGATGTTGTGTAATTGCGCGAAATGTGATACAATGATTCGAGAAAAGCTGAAAGAAAAAATTCTCACCATGAGCGACGCGCAGCAAAACGCATTGTTACTTGCTGCGCGCGAGATCAGGAGAAAATCGAAAGAACAAAGGAGAGAACTTTATGAAAATGCTCAACAAACAAGGTAAGCAAAACGCTTGTGACGCTGGAGAATCCGGCAACGACAAAGTCGTGCTTTCTCTGCTTTTGGCGATCAATGACCGCCTGTCTCTCCTTCCGGTCATTCTCGGCCTGCTGGTAGGCAACATATTGGCGAAGCTCATCGATGCGCTTTTCTTCTAATTTCTTGAGCTGTCCGGCTGCGGACTCTTCCTCGCTGATATGGCAGGTCTCAAACCCGTCCTTCCAATCGTTCATCGCTTACTCATCAAAAACTGCGCATAGCGCAACAACTCGTTCAGCTCGGCGTCGGTCGCCGTGTCGATAAAATCAAACAGCTCTTGAACGGTAGGACTTACGCCCTCGGTCTTCGGATCGGGGGCGCTTTCTTTTTTTGCCTTCGGCAAGACTTCTTCATCATCGGGAAGAATGTCCGCAATGGAAACGCCGAGAAATTCAGCTATCGCAGGAAGTTTTTGTGGCGACGGCTTTGATTTTCCCGTGTTCCATTGGCTATAAATGCTGTTTGAAAGGCCGAGCGCGCGGCTTAAATCGGCGCCATTTTTCCCAATTATTCGTAAGTAATAGTTAATTTTGTCAATAGTGCGCATACACCCTCCGAAAAATTGTGCAACACGCAGAACTAACAAAAACTAACTAACTTATTGTTGACTAATTCGTTTT